TCTACTCTCTTCTAGCATATCTTGTCTCCATTCTTCTCTATCTTCTTGTGTCATCTGTTATCTTTTCAACTTTTCTATTCTATAATCACAAATATGTTTAATCTTCTCATAGTCTTCAATCCTAGCTTGCTGATAACTCATCCCTAGAACTTCTTTAGTTCTTGCAATACGTTTAACTATATCTGCATCCCAAGGGTTCAATCCCCAAGCTTCCCATACTTGCCAGGGCTGAATACTCATAGAAGAATAATTACTAGAACCTACATTATAATCAAGATGTTTTGATTTGTTTTCTTCTAAATCAGTCCACTCTAAGCCTACTGTTTCTTTAGTTTTCATTATCTTCCCCTAGAAAGCGTTTATATAATTTCTTCATATGTTTATATGCCATTTGGTTATGCCATTTTCTACAATGACCTCTATAAGTAGTATCATCTTGATTTTTTATTTCTTCTAATAATTTCAAAATATGTTCCTTGTTTATATCTGCACATTTTCTATCAAAAGAGTCTCCAGTTATCTTTTGTATTTTAATAGGTTTGTATGAATATTTAATATCAAACTTTCTTAAACTAGCAAGAAGAAATGTTCTATCATTAGTTGATAAATCAATATACGACATTACACTTCTCCAGTTTCTTTAAACTTTTTAATAAGTAAACTAATTGTTGAAGTAGAAACTCCATATCTTTTTGATATTTCTATTTGTGTTGGTCTTTTATCACTAAAATACCACTTTACTATTTCTATCTTTTCATACTGCGTTAAACATAAAGATTTATTTTCTTGCGTCTCTTTAAATCCAAAGAATTTTAATAGCCAATCCATTATCTAATCTCTATGCTGTTTTGTTGTTGTTTATATAACATATACTTTAGAGTTTCTACTTCTAACTCTAATTCTTGTTCTCTTTTACTTTTCATCTTATTCTCCTAACTATATTTTATTCTCATATAATGTGCGATACCTAAAGCATCACATCTACCGTCTATAATCCCACCTAATTTGCCAAGTAACTCTGCTTTTGGATAAAGCTTAGACATTTGATTATAAGTGGTTTTTTTACGCAATACTGGTGTTGCTTTTTTTGGCATAATAACTCCAGCACCTTGTTGCCATGTTTTTGGAGGAATTAAATCATAGCCTAGTTCTAATGTTTGAAGCATACCTTCAAGCTCTCCTAGTCTTTGTCCAAATGTAAATACAGATTTAACCCCTTGTTGTGGCATTGAGTGAACTTTCTCAAGTCCTATCATTACTGTTTCTGCATTATCTATTTCTTTTGAGTACCCAATAATTCCAGCTTTTTTAAAGTCATAAAATTCTGTTCTATTATCTTCATATAAAATACACATACCCCCGTTACTGCCAGGGTCAATTCCTAACCAATGTTTCATCTATCTCCTTTTATATAACTCATATAAACACAAGATACTTCCTATCAACGGATTTTGATAAGAACAAAAAATTAAGAGTGCTAAATTCTTTATAAATATTTAAAAATTATGTGTTCTCTTGTGCTTGTATGAATTTAATATTGGACTTACATAACCTAGAGTGCAAAAATAGGTTACTGCCAATTATTTATCCGTATGGGTTAGAGTCTTTAGTAGTTGAGTCTACTTTTTTATATGATTTGTCACCATCTTTGTTTGATAAAGGTAGCATCTCAAATCCAGTAAATGTAGCTTTTGGTAATTCTGGATTATAATCATCAACTCCTAGCATACCTTTCATATGTACTAATGTATTATCTTGAAGTTCTGCGTCATATCCAAAGTAAGCAAATCTAATATCTGCATTTGCATATGTACCATCATCTCTTTTTTTACTATTACTAATTACTCCGTTGTAACCAGTACCTTTTGCTGTTTCAAAACTTTTTACAAATTTAATGTAACCTTCGACTGTCATTGTCGCCATTTTTATTTCTCCTAATTTTATTTATAATATTTGATAGTTAATTCCGTCTGCACCTATAATTGCTTTAACATTATTGTTGTCTTTTTCAATTGCTATGTCTCGCATAAGTCCATCTGCTGATTTTACGTTATAAACTAACCTAACTGCATCTTTAATTGCTCCAGCACCTCTAGTTGAATTTGTACCTTTAGCACTATGATGTATAATGACTAATGTCTTTTCATCTTCTCTGCTAAAATCTACAATTTCTTTCATAATTGCTTTTGCATCTGTATTAGAATTTTCATCTAACGAAGACATGAAACTAATCAATGGGTCTAAAACTATAAAACCAAAACTTTTAGTTGCTTGCTTAAACTTAATCCACTCGTGATTGATTTTCATACCATCTCTACCTTTGTTTACAATAGAGAATGGAGTCTTTGCACTAATCCATACTTTTTTCATAACACTTTCTGGGTCATATCCTAATAGTTTACATATCATTCTGGCTCTTTTTTGACTCATAGCTAATGAATCTTCACTTAGCCAACAAAAAGCATCTCTACCCGTTGAAACTGCGTAACGAATAGCCATTTGTAAAGTGATTAAACTTTTTCCAGCTCCACCACTTCCAGCTAAAATAGTTACTGTATTTTCTGCTACTGGTAATGAACTTTGCATTAAGAATATAGGTTCTTTTTCTTCAATGTCACTAAGTTTTTGAATACCAAAATAATCATAATCAGTTGCAAAGCCACAAGAATTATTAATTGATTTAATACTAGAATTAATATCATCAAGTAATTCGTAAGCATTTTTAATCTCCATTTCTTTACTAGATGTATCTAATATTTTTTCTAAGTCTCTTTTTACTGATAGTTCTTTTAATATAGTGGCATATGATTGAATATTTTCAACTGCTTTTGCACTACAAGTTTCAAGTAAAGCTACCTGAGAACCCGTGGGTATTTTTCTATTTATACTATCTATCAATATTGCTTCGTGATTAGATGTTAAGTCTTGAATAGCATTAAATATAATCTTGTTATCTGTACTTGCAAACATTTTTTCATTTGCATACTTGATGTTATTATCTGGATATTCAATAATAGAATTTAAAACTATTTTTTCATATTCAATTTTACTGTGATTCATTACTCACCTTTACATTCTGTTTTTACTATCTCATATATTACTTTTTCTTTATCCTCAAAATCGTTAATTAAGTGTATTCCTTTCTTGTTACAAGCGTTAAATATGCACTTCATATCTTCTTGTTCAAACTTCTTACCAAACTCTAATTCTAAGGCTATTTTTACACTCTCTGGGGTGTAGCCAATATCTTTATCTGTTTTACTTTGAACATTTTTACTGCTGTTCGTACCATTTGAGATGTTCTTATTTGGTACACTTGTTCTTCCTTTGTTAATACTGGGTGTTTCCTTTTCTGAGTCTTCTGGTAAATCTTCTCCAGCATATATATATAAACCTAAACCATGTCTTGCAATAGCTTTTGTTAATGCTCTTTGTATTGCTTTATTAACATCAAATGAAGTTACCTTATCCATTATAATCGACTTATTTCTAAAGTCCATAACTGGTAGCATTTCTATATGTTCTAAACTTTCTACAGTAACTCCAACTTTTACCCACGCTGTTCTTCCATCTGAAAAGTAATTCCATTCTTGTTGATTTTCATATACTTTATATGTTGATGTAGGGAATAATTTTAATAATGAACCCCACGCCCACGACCAACTTAGATAACTTAATCCGTTTTTCTTTTCTACTTTATTTGAAACATCTAATTGATTTAATACTTCAAAATTATTTACTGTTTTGCTCATTTTTTTCCTTTTTATATCTTAATATACTTGTATGTGATGTTTTTAATTTAGTTGCAATCTTTCTTGCTGACCAGCCTAATGATAAATATAAATCTATATCGTCTTGTATGTCTTTAATCTTCACTTCTGTTCTGTATTTTCTAGGTTTTTTCTTTACTTTAGGTCTGCATTGAGGACATACTTTAGTTCTAATGACTCTTTTTATTCTTGTAGTTTTTCTTACTCTACATTCTCTACATATATAAGAGAAGGTACCCCAATCGTCTTTCCACATATTCCATTTATCAGTCTTTACCCTTTCTTCTTTAAAACTTGGATATGTTTCTACAATTACTTGGTACTTTTCTTCTCCAATTTCTTGGATTAATGAGTTTAAATATTCGTCTTCTGTCATTTGGATAGTATATGTAGAATTTAACTTATAGTTTTCTTAACTATTTAATAAGCCCTTGCTCTTCTAGCATTTTATATTGATTACAAAAAGGTCTAACACTACAGTAATTGCACGCTTGAACGCCACCTTTCCTATGTTCAACTTTTGCACTACCTTTTTCTCTTTGAAATCTTAAAGCATCTTCTAAATTATCAAATACTTTAGTTGCTTTTTTATTCGCAACTTTATTAAATACTGCAAATGTATCTTTGTCTTGCCATAGTTCATCTTTTGTACAATATGGTAATTCTGCATCACTCATATCTTTAACTAAATCAATACCTCTTATTTTAGACTCTACAAATTCTTGAGTATCTTGTAAGGACATTAGTTGATATTCTTTTGTTAATACTCTAGTTTTAGGATAATTAGGGTCTTGAAATGTTTTTGATTTTGCCCAATCAGTGAAAACAAATACTACTTTACATTTATCTATTAGTTCGTATTTCCCTTCTAATAACCATCTGTAAATACTCATTTGTTGAATATACTTATCTGCATTAGAGTCAAATATATAACTCCATACTGATGTAGTTTTTATATCATGTATTTGCTTATCTGTTATAAAGTCAAATTTACCTGACACTTTGTATCCATCGACTTCTCTATAATGTCTCTCTTCTTGTTTATATAAGAACATGGTAGCTCCCCTCTCTTTTTATTATTGCATTTCGCTTTTCTATTGCTTCTTCTACTGTGTTCATTCTTTTTCTGTACACTTTGCCTTCAATACTTAGATGATAAACCCATTTATCTCTGGATTTATCGTAGAAAATACCTCTTAAACCACTTTTGCATCTACTTGTAGCTCCTATATTCTGCATCTGCTGACTTCTTGTAGCCCATCTACAATTATTAGGTTCATAGCCTTTGTCGCTATTAATCCTATCTATTTCAAGGTTGTCTTTGTATCCATTTATTATTGCCCATTTTTTAAAGTTTAAATAATCTTTTTTCCAATCTTCACAGACTTCTATATTTTGATAATGTTTTGCTTCTCGTTCAGTTCTTGAAGTCGGGTTACAACGTCTTTTCATTAATTGATATATTGTGTATAATCTTGACTTTCCTCTATTCTCTCCGTCAATCTGATGACAACAACTTCTGCATTGATAATTCTCTTTTTTTCTTTTCCAGTTCTGAACTCTAATCTTTTGGTCTTTGTCGCATACTGAGCAGTTTGCTATTCCAAATTTAATGTAGCCCTTCTCTTTATTCGTCCATGTTTTCTTTATGATACTCTTCAACTATTTTCTCCTTAATCTCTTTTGGGAACGAATCAAATTCGTCTTTGAAATAGTTTATATTGTTTTCTACATCTTTGCAAGCAAGTGCTTTAGCAAAACTTCCATGTATAGCTGTTCCAAATCTTGAAGCTACTAAATCTGAAATATCTAATTCTATTTTGTCTGTGTGTCTTTCTTGTAACGCTACTTGTCTTGGTGATTTTAATAGTGTTGTAGCACTTATCGTATCACTTTCGTGGTCGTATTCGTCGTTAGTGAGCCAGTCGTATATAGGCTTATCTAGGTTGAATTTATTTGTATATTTTATGCTCATATTATTCCCTTTCTCTTAACCAGTCGTTTAAGCCTACTTCAAAAGCTAATGGGTCATTTTCTAAGTGAAACATTCCATAGCCTTCTATGCCGTATATTTCATCTAAGAAATCCATATATTTTTCAGTTGATTCATTCATAGTTAATCTTTGTTTGATTTTTGTGTTCTGTGAACTTTTCGTTTTCTATTTCTTGAAGGATTTTTTTACACTCTAAATATCCTATACCTAACATCTTGTTTTTAACTTCATCTCTGTATGAATCATACATTTCTTCAATTGTATCTTTCATGCTTTCCTCCCTTTTAAATGATATACACAATCTTTATAGTTATTGTTATCATCTTTATATAATGTTGTTGATATATTGTATTTATCTCTAAGTACATTTATGTACCCACCTAGCCTATTAGTCCAGCAAGGATAACCGCTTAAACACTCTAGATTAGATAATTTACCTTCATCTAATAACACTTGTTCTAGTATTTGTTTTTTATTCATTTCTTAACCTTTTTCTTTGTTAATTTTTTAAGCCAACTAGGTCTATCTGTTAGCTCAACACTTTTGTCTGATAAACAAAAAAACGTATTTTCTATACATTTAAAAATACTTTCTTCTTTTTTAGTATTTATAAATTCACTATGCAGTTTTAAAGCGTCGTTATGCCTAGCTAAAAGCTTTCTTGTTAACACATCAATAGGATTATCTAGTTTTGTGCATTTGAAGCTAAATAGTAGGTAGCCTGATGGGTAATTGTATACGCTATAAATATCTTCTTTTAAGTACTTGTTATTTGTAAGTTTTTTTACATAGTAAATAAAATCATCTATAATTACTGAATATTTTTTTGAAGGTATTTTTTTAGGTACATCTTTTAAATATTGTATATTTTGCATATTTATTCTTCTGCTAATTTAACAAGAAACTTTTTAGCCAATAATTTTGAATTGCTAATAGTTTTTGTATTTGTTCCTTCAAACTCAAGATATATATTTTCTGCTAATTTATAATCAAGACTTAAAGCTCTATTTTTAATATTTCTATGTTCTAATGCTAAAGAACATGCAAACATTAATCCATTTACTGATACTTCTTGTTGCTCGTCAAATCTAATCCTTTTTTCAAATCTCTTAGCTGGTTTAATTTCTTTTGCTTCTTGCTCTATTCCTTCAAATATGATTTCTGCTTTTAAAGATAAATCTTCTAATTTGTTTGGATATAAAGTACATATTTTTCTATGCTTATGTAATAATTTTATAGGTTTTTCATATGTTTTAAATTGGTCTTTTGAATACAATACATCCTCTAGGTATAATTGTAAAAATCCAGTTGATAAAAACAATATTGATAATTCTTTGTCTAATTTATTCATAATTTATACCTCTAAGGACTGTTTTTTGTAATTCTTTTTCTGACAATGGGTTGTCTAGTGAATAATTAACTTTTTCTACAAGTTTAATTATTGTTTTATCTTCTATACTTTCGTTTTCTAAAGCTTTTCTAAGTCTGTACAATAAATTGTTTCTACTTCCATTATGTATTTCATTTTTGAACCAATGTATTAAAGCATCTACGTTGCCTTCTACTGTTATTTTTACTTCATTACGTTTTGTTTCTGCTTCTAGTATTTTTCTGCTTTGGTCTTCTATAAACAACTTTCTGAGTAATACTGTATCTAGTGGATTGTTTCTTTTGTTTCTGTTTATGTATGTAATTTGGTTTTTATTTGGAAAGTAAAATCTTGATACGTCTTTTGTTGCTTTATCGTGTTTTAGTCCTAGCATTTGACCTATATAATCATAGAATTTACTATAATCATGTATTTCTGGTGCTTCTGTTAGTGGTAATATTAACCTGAATCTATCACATACTAAGCCATGCTTATCTTTTTGATGTGATTTTGTTGTTGCAATTATATAGCTCCAGTTTTCCATTAAAGATTTACACTCTTTTATTGTGAGGTTTTCGTCAATATCATAACACAGTATATTTGATAGCTCATATGTATTATCTATTGTTCTATATCCATTTTTGAATAATCCGAATGAATAGTTATATCTATTAGTTAGTGCTTCTATATCGTAAAACTCTATTTCTTCTGTTATATAATCTGTTGTGATATTATTTGATGTTGATATTTTGATTTTCATTGATATTCCTTATGTATATGTGTGCCTACGACTTGTGAAATTAATTAACAGAAAAGGAATTTTGTGAGTTTAATAATCGTAGACACGTTTTGAGTCTAATGACTCGTTTCTTAATTTGGACTTACATAATGGGAAGGACAATAACCATTACTGCCATATACTATACTACTGCTAATTCTCTAGCTTTATTGTATAAATTTTTGTTTAATTCAAAAGATTTACTCCAATCTCTTAGTTCTGGTAGTTTTACTTGACTATCTTTATAATCAACTATAACCCCTTCTTCTCTAATTGGTCTTTGAGTTGTATGTGTAATTGTTGGATTACCTTTTATTATGTTTTCTTGAATAGTATTAAACTTCGACCATGCGTTATTATCGCTGTCTTCATATCTGTTAGGCATAATAAACTTTTCATAATCATATTCTCTAACTTCTCCAAATCTTTGCTCTACTGCATATTTAGCTAACTCTATTGCTTGGTCTTTACTAAATGATGTTTGCATAAGTTTTGATATAATTCCTTGTTGTGTGTTAAATGCTGTTTCTAGCTGTTTAATAGCGTTTTCTACACTTGTATGTATGTTTGTGTGTGCCATTCTTATTTCGTCTGTTGTGCCGTCTTTAACTATTAATCCATTTGAACATACTAATCTTAATAGTCCAAATTCAAATCTCAATGATGTACTACCATCATATGAATTAATAATATGTAGTTGTGGTATAACTCCATTTTGTGCTTCTATACTTCTATTTTCAAAAGCTACTGTATGCTTTTTAAATTGTTGTAAGAACTCATTAGTTGTTGGCTGTACTGCTGACTTAACCATCTCATAACCATATTTACTAATTTCATCTATAACTTTTCTTGTGTCTACAAATTCGTAACCTTTACTTAATAGAGGACTTTTAGTATCCCCTAGTACATCTATTGTTATATTTTTACTCATACTAATCCTTTTTTTACATATGTTTCAAATCTTCCATATTGAAAATTATTGTTTGTTCTGTAGCAAGCATCTGATATTGTATTTATAAAGTAATCAATATCTTTTTTCTTGACATAACCTCTTTTGATTGAGTTTATACACCCCTCTGCTATCTCTATAAAATCTTTTCTACTTGCCATTATTTCTCCTTTTCTAGCTCATCTATTTCATCACTTAGCCGTTTAATCTCTGCCATTGTTTCCATAAAACTAAGCATGTCTTTCTCCTACTGCTGTTCTTATATACGTATTTTTATCTTCTCCAAATAAAAAAACTGTTGTTTTGTTGCCATTTACATCTACTCCAGTAATTTCTGTTACTGTATATTCTCTATCTTCTACTTTTGAAATATTTGTATTGATACTTATTTTTTTAATATTATGAACTGATACATTCATTTTATATCCTTTATTGCATGTTTTATGCTTGCTTCTAGCCACTCATATCCTTGTAAAAGATGTTCTGCCTTAGATATGTCTGCTTTTAGTCTTAAGTGCTTATTTACTAAGGAAATTAAGGCACTATCTAGTCTTGAGTGATACCCTACTATTGTTTCTTTAGGTTTTCCACCTTCTGATGCTCTCCCCCCTATGTTGCTTTTCTTAGTAACTGAGTGTTCTATTAGTCCTAAGTTGTGTTCGTCTAATGTTTTTATTTCATAATCACCAATTCTAATTGTCATTTATTTTCCTTTTTGTTGCCATCTTAATTTTCTTTGAATTTGTCTGGCTTTTAACCTGCATTTATCGCTACAGTATATAGCTTTTGTTTTAGGTGTAAATATTGAGCCACATACTTTGCATTTTATTTGTTGTATTGTTTTTTTAGGTTTATTGTAGTACCAAAAGTCGTGCTTCTCTTTTTGGTTATGCTTGAAACATACTTTACATAGCTTTGAGTATCTGTTTTTAACTTTAAGATACTCTCCTATACCTATGCTACATACTTTGCATAGTTTCATATATCATCTACTACTTCTGCTTTATATTTACCTTCTGTATTGAAGTTGTAGAATATATAAGACTCCCATAGCTTACCTTTAGATAAATCTTCTGAATGTATGATTTTACATTTGCCATTGTGATTATTTTTTACCAATAAACCCTTCATTTTTTAGCCTCTCCTTGATTCGTTTGCCAGTCTTGTAGAATGTCTTTAAAGACTTTGCTGTTGAATACGTTGTTAGAACAAGTCTTGCCATCTTTACTATCATGTAAGTATTCATCATTTAGCTCCTTTAATTCTTTTTGTATTGCATAGTTAATTAGTACATATAGTAAGAACATTATTACTAATACTATTGGAATTGAAAATAATACACTCATTGTTTTTCCTTTACCACCATATTTTTTTTAATAAGTTGTTAGCTCTACTTGTGAGCTTGCCATCTGAAAAATGTAACTCTTTTAATAATCGTTGTTTATCTTTATCGTGCTTTATTTTTCCTATTTGTATTAAATGATGTACATTTTCTTTATTGATTGTGAACATACTAACCCTATCCGTAGATAAGGTTGTATATATCATTTTCTATAGCATTTTGCTCTTGTATAGTTTCTATTTCTTGTTTATCAAACATTTCTAATCCTTTTTGAAGTTTTCTTTTATTTCATCTACTAATAATTGTCCAGCTTTAAAAGCTGATACGCCTATTGCGATACCTAAGACACATATTACTACTACTATTTTCACTACAATTACAGTCATCTTAGACTCATTGAGTGTGTTTGTGTATATATTGCTATATCTTCCAGTTTAACTGCTAAATACATGCAAGTTTTATATATTAAAGTTTTCATAGTACCCTCCCCTATGGTGTTGTTGTTTATTTATCCAATTCTTCTTTTACTAATTCCATAATTGTTCTTGCTTTAGACTTTGTTGTTCTAATTGCTTGCTCATATGATATTAATTCGAAAGCACTTGATAAGCTCATTTCTGCATCTGTTGTTGTAAGTAATAACCTAAAGTCTTTACTCATTAATTCTGTTACTTTTGTAATATCTTCTGCTATTACTGCCACTTCGTTTTTCTTGATAAATAACATATATTTCATAATGTTTCCTTTGTAATTTCGTATTCTGTTCTATCAACTATTTGATTGAGTATGTTTAACTCTTCTACTGTTGATACACTTATATTGCCTACTCTTGTTATTCCGTTTACTTCTATAAAGTATTTAACTTTCATTGCCATTCCTTACATGTTTTGGTCGATATAAAAAAAAGAAGAGAAAAGGCTATTAAGCCTCATCTCTGTCTAGATATTTATTTCCGTGCGAAAACCCACCATAGTTACTAGGTTGTTCTTTGTCTGCATTTCTTACTGTTTCTTCTTGACTACATTGTTTGATTTGAATTTCATCTAATGCTTCTTGTCTTCTTCTTTTGCTGTCTATTCTTGCTTGTTTTAAAGCTGATACTTTAGATTCTTCATTTGGTAGTGGTTTGTATTTTATAACTTTGTTGTCTATAACCATACAACCTACATCTAATCCAAAGAAGTTGTATTTGTATACTTTTATGAATTTTCCATCTTTTGTTTCAAAGCTTAAACTTGGTAAGTATTTAAAGTTTGTTTTGTCTGCTTTAAACTCTGAGTCTATTGCTAGTGTGTACATATATGGATTTATGTTCCTTTCTTCTACTATGTTTATTTCGTTTTTGAAGTTAATCATTTCTGATATTAAACTAAAGTGACCGTCTTCTTTTACTAAATATCTTCCGTAATATATAGTTCCTTCTGAACTGTTGTATGAAGGCTCTAAATATATTGCTTTTCCATATTCATCTGCAACATCTTCTTTAGTTAAACCAAAGCTTGCAAATCTTTCTTTATAATTTAACCATGCGTTATTTTCTCTTTCTTGAGTGTTTTCTGTAAAAAAGTTACTAGGGTCTTGTCTCATAGCTTCATTAAAAGTTGTTCTTGAACTTCTTTTGTATTTGTTGTCGATTAATTCATATATAAAACCTTTTGGAGTTATTTTAAACTCTCTTCCGTCATACACATACATTTCGTCTTGTTTAGTTTCTTTTAGTACAGTTGTGTCTATTTCTTCGTCTGTTATGTGTTCCCAAATTAAACCTTGTCTGTCCATACTGTCTAATTGTTCTTGAGTTGCTAATAACTTTACTATTTCTCCGTCTACTGTTACTTCTACTTTGTATTTAGTTTCCATTTTTTGTCCTTTTTTATTTGTTTTTTTAATTTCATTTATACTTTCACATCTTCTTACATTCTCTTGTTTTTCTACGACTTTAGGAGTAGTTTCTTTTGTATTTCTACTTCTCTTTTCTGTTTTCATTTTCATAATGTTTCCTTATATTTTTGTACTTATTTTTTCAACAAGTCACGATTCAATAATCAGATAAGAAAAAGTGTGTCAAGTCAATGGTGCATCAATCAACATTTGTTTGTGTAGTCACAATTAAATAGTGAGGAACGAACGGTTTAAGATAGTCACAAAGGGAGTTGTTTATAGTAAAGAGGTAATGACTTTACACAAGACTTTTTCTAGTTTCTTTTGTTGTAGCCCTAACTTTTTTTCTGAGACGGAGTCGGAAGAAAACTTAAGTTAGTGTTAATGACTATTAAGAAAAGGAATATCTAAAACGTAGCTAGAGAACAAAGGGAACGTTATCTGGTACTATGGATTCGTGATTGATTGATTATACCTTGCCTGATGCTACAACTACGTTGTTACTTGGTATAGCATAAGGATAATAGTAAACATTTATTGTTATTGATAACGAAGTGGCTAAGCCTAGCGATATTGGCGTGTTGTGCAAGTAAACGCTCTGTGCGTGAGCTTGTTTAAGATAAATATTAATTACTTGCTTCAATATAAAGTATTTATATCAAAGAGCGTTTATAACATTGTTTATATCTTAAAGTAATCACTTGACTAATCAGTCAAATTATTTTAGAATAGTTTTAAATCAATATAAGAGAGAATATAATGACTCAAGTTCCTAAGACTTTATTAAAAAGAGAGAAGCTAGCTCCCGAAAAGTTAAAGATAGAAAAGAAAGCTAATTTGTATATATACTTCATAACAGAAGGATATTCAAAGAAAGAAGCTTTTTTAAAGTTACACCCAAAGCATGTGGATAGTGAACATTTAGGACAATTAATATATGGTTTTGAGAATAACAAGTTCGTAAAAGCAAGATTAAAAATGTTCCAAACCGATAACGGAATTTTCTGGTTTTCAGAACGTAATTTAGCTCTAAAAAAACAGTATGAAATAGGTATGGGATTACATGGTGGCTCCCTTAAAACGCAAGCTGACGCACTTAATCAGTTTATTACAAATACACAATTACCACAAGATAAAAGTAGACTAGAAGAGTTACAAGAGAACGAAAGTTTAAACAAAAGTAACCTATTAAAATCTATTAAAAATGTATTTGATAATTTAGGTAAAGAAAACATAGAAGAAGTAGAAGTTATAGAAAACAAAGCTTAAAGTAAAAGACTCAACCAGTTTCTATAAGTAACAAAAATCTCTAGCAAAGTAAATATAAGTAAAAGTAGTTTCCCCCTTTTAAGTTTGTAGACAATATAAAAAAGCAGTATATAAATTGTTATGCTATTTCTTAAAAGTTGAAAATATGTATATTAATTATATATAAATAGTTTGACTTATTATGAATTATTGTTATAATTACTAGGGGTGGGAAAGTATTTCGATTATTACATAAATACTTAACTTAATGTTGCTAATACCCAATAACAATGTTATTAAATATACTAACCAATATGTATGTTATAGCAAGTGATTTAGTATGTTTATTTAAGTCTCAATGAAACATTCGTTGTAGTGAACTAATAAGTAAGTTGAATTGATATGCTTACTTGAAGTAAGTAGGTAATAATATAAGACACTAAAGTAAGTATGACTTATAATATTTATGTAATAATACCCAAATAAGTATATACTTGTCAAGTCACTCTATTATATGGTATCTACAGAGGTTTATATTATTGTTATAATTGGTTGTTTTTGATTAATACTTGACATTTGTTTATTTTATTGTTTAACTCCAGTAAATTTAAAGGAGATTAAATGAATGAAAATAGATATGTAGGTAGACCTATAAGTGAAGCAATGATTATGATTGCTAAGTTAGAAGATAGAATAGTTGAACTAGAGAATAAAAGAGTTGAATCTAAACCTAAAACTACAAGTAATAAAAAAGCTTAGTATTGTCTAATATAAAAAGGCACTCAGCGTTAGCATTAAAATTGATTGCTTTCTCTAAGGAGTTTTTTCCTCAAGAAGAGAATAAGACTCCTGATTTTCATTATGATTTATTAGATATTGTTAATGAAGGTAAAGATAAGCAATTAGTTTGTTGTTTTAGGGGTTCTGCAAAGTCCACGATATTTACTAAATGGATGCCTATTTATGCTAGTTTCTTTGGTGAATTAGAGGGTATTCAAACTGACTTTATTATGATTGTATCTGATACTTCTGGACAAGCTGAAGATATGATTAGAGAGATAAAAGATTTACATGATTGTTGTTCTGATGAATTTAAAAGCTTATTAAGACCTCATAATATATGGAAAGCTGATGAAGTTAGTTTTATTAATGCTGATGGACATATTACAAGTATAGTTGCACGTGGTGCTGGACAAAAAGTTAGAGGTATTAAAAGGAGAGGTAAAAGACCTTCTTATTTGATTATTGATGATTTAGAGAATGATGAAGCTGTATTGAATGAACAAAATAGAAAGAAGCTAAAAGATTGGTTCTATAAGGCTTTATTACCTTGTTTAAGTCCTACTAAGTCTAAAGTGTTTTATGCTGGAACTCCTTTACACGCTGATAGTTTATTGGAGAATTTGAGGAATGATGACTTATGGGCTAGGGCTGAATTTCCTATTGAAAACAAAGATGGTGTTCCTCTGTGGGAAGATAGATTTACTAGAGAGTGGATAAAGAATAAAAAAACTGAGATGAAAAGACAACGTATGCTTACATCTTTTTATCAAGAATATATGCTACAAATTATGTCTGATGAAGACCAAATATTTAAGCCTGAATATATTAAATATATACCAATGGCTGATTTACCAGAAGATTTAGAAATATATATTACTGGAGACTTGGCTATTTCAGAAGCTAAAACTGCTGATAGAACTGCTTTTGTTGTAATAGGTATATCTACTTCAAATATGATTTATTTATTAGATATAGTGGCTGAAAGGATGCCACCAAATCAACAAGTATCTGAATTAATTAGACTATGTAATGCTTATTATAATGATAAGAAAAAAGAACCAGTTACTTTAGGTATTGAAATGGTTTCATATCAAAAGTCTTTTAAAACTATGTTTGATAAAGAACTAGAAAAACTAACAATTCCACAAAGAACAAAAATACCACGAATACAAGAACTTAAACCTGATGCTAAAAAAGAGAGAAGAATACAACAACTAGAACCATTCTTTTATAGAAAGACTATATTAATGGTTAAGAATAAATATTCTCACTTATTAGAAGAAGAATTACTTATGTTTCCTCGTGCTAAACATGATGATATTAGTGATGCTTTTGCATATATATTACAACTTATTAGATGGAGAGAAGGAGAAAATTTGGAACTAGACTATGAAGAAGATTATGAATCATATTTAGTTGGTGGTGGAGCTTGGTAATGAGTTATAATTTTGAGTCACAACTATATATAATAGACGCTTTAGAAACTGTATTTAAAGCTGACAATGAACAAATAGATTGGTTCTTTAGAAAGCTAGATAGACTTGAATTGAGAGTTTCATACAAGCAACTACAAAGCCATAAAGCAAAGAATATGTTGCTAGAAGGTCAAACAGTTTTGGATATAGCAAAAGAACTTGACATACCTAAAAAAACGGTGTACAACTTAAAGTATCAATTATTTAATGAGGTAATAAATGAGCAATAACGAAACAACTTTATCCCCCTTAGTGGATATGAGAGAGAAAGCCTATAATGGTTATGCCATATATAGAGATGATTTTAAAAAACTAAAAAGAGTTTATGATGGTGAAATAGACGAAATAAAAGTAAGAGATTTAATACATAGAAAAAAGTCTGTTATTAAAACTAAAGAAGCAAAATCCCTGGTTAAAAGGTTAGTATCTGGTTTAACTGATGCTTACTTTGGAAATGAGTCTTTAGCTAATATAGCTCCTTCAACTACTGTTAGTGAAACTCTTGCTATTAAATGTCAAAGAGCTTTTGATTTCTACTGGAAAAAGACTGGTATGCGACCATATATGCCTATGAAGAAAAACTTTTTAGATGCAAGTATTTATGGAACTACAATAGCTAAAGTTTACTGGGCTAATAGTATGGTTAAAATGGAATATGTAAATGTTCATAATATATATTTTGACCCATCAAGTGCTAGTATAGAAGATACTGGATATGTTGTGCATAAAATATATCAAACTGCGTCTGATGTTAGAAAACATAAAAAGAATAAAGTCTACAATAAGAACTTCAAGCTTAGTGATATTAAATATACTTCTACTTCTGATACTGAATGGAATAC